TCCAGTTTCAACTGAGATGACAAGTGTATAAAATTCATCAGTAACTATTCCTTATAAAACCCTGCATAGCAGGTAAAAAGTCAGGATAGCTTCCCATATGGGTTACTGATAAACTCTAAACACTTGCCATAGCAAAGTCTTAAGAAGTGGATGATTAATAATAATCATCCACACTCCATACACTGAACCGTATGGAGCTTGGTGATATCCCACATTAAAATGGGATTCAAACACGCAATATGTAAGGACTTATGAAACTGAACCAGGTAATGCTCCCACGAAAATTCGTGGTACGCATAAGAACTGGATCAGTTGGAAGTCCGGTCCGGCGGCATAATATACCTCCAGGGTGTTGAGTGGTGTGGTCGATGATGGGGTCGATGAAGTGTTGGTTTTACACTGCACCATAATCTCATCATATAATGTGGCCACTGGGAGCGACATAGATGTCGTAGTAGGATCAACGTTACGATAGGGCGAAAAAGCCAAATAAAAACGTTGGGGATTGTACTGAGGCACATTAACTGATAATGCTGCCTGAGTACGAGTATCGGTGACAGAGCCACCAGCTGCACAGACATTTAATGCGGTATTAGCGTCTGTATTAACAGCTAATCTTGCGTAATTATTGGGTGCATTACCTGCAAAAGCTGTCGTAACCACGTTAGTAGTAGAAGCAGCTGCAGATATGAGGGGATTGGTATACCAGCGTTCAACGCTCACCTGCCTAGCTTGATTGCCCGATTCAATATTGCTAACGTGGAGGTGCATATTCAATGAACCACGCACGCCAACAAACGCATTGGAAACCCAATCGATTGGGTGATTCGCAGCAAAATGATATGGGCAGGTCACACCGAGTATAGTAGCTTGATTATAAGCGTAGGAGTGGCCTAAACTGGATCGACCGGGACCTCGGGGGATACGCCACAATCCAATTTTCACAATCTGGGATTGAGACCCTGTTGAGGGCAAAGTGGCCGATTGTGAGAGGCTGGATCTGTGTAGCAGTGGTCGCACTGATTTAAAAGTTTCACCCATAGTGATGGAATTTACTTTATCTGTGAACGACATGGCTGCGGAGCCTAAAATCTCCTCCTTCCCCTGTAGAGATCCTAGAGGATCACGAACGGAATTTCCTACGCCGATAGCAGTAGGCTTGGCCAAGGTGAAGTCCTCTCCCGCCCTAACGAAAACCAAGACATTAATAGATGCTGTATCAGTTGGGCCAGTCAAAGCAGTCTGAACCCGCATAGTAACACATCCATTATGATTGATAACATTATAAGCAGGTGTAACAGTCGGTGCGGTAGAATTAGACCAAAAGGTGTTGGTTAATTCTAACCACGGCCGAGCCGCACGATAAGGAATTACTATCTCTACCTCATCATCTATCTCGAGATCGACAATCTTTGAAAGAGTAGTCGTTTCTGTATCAGGATTGGAGACGATAGATCCTGCTGGGTCCCAAGATATGATAACACGCCCCTTATGGAAATTAGTTTTTATAAATCGAAATTTATAAACTAATGACCCTCTCCAATTGCGAAACAATTGAGAGAAGTATGACATAGGAGGATATGCTGTATATACAGGCATAGTATCACTTTGCACGGAATAAAATGGGTTAACAAACTGAGAAGCCAGAAGAGTATCTGGTGTGTAAGCTTGCGTCCACAATGTTCCATACAAGAAAGATTCTCTCTGCATGAGACTCGTAAATGTCAGTGGATCCTCAGGATCTATACCTGCAACAGAAGGTGAAATCGTTACTTCGTTTTTCGGATCAATAGACAGTTTATCTATCGGCATTCTCGTCTCCGTATTAGCGAATGCGTGAAAAGCCTTAGGTTGATAAGGATGTACATCATCTATCATGGGAGGATTAGAATATCCGAAGATTTAGCGATAGAAGCCACAGTCGTGGCACCAAATTCTGTTGCTTTAGCAAAAGGTCCAATAATAGGTACATCTGCCAATTTATTTGCTACCTTAGCTACGGTGGTAGCGGGACCGGAAATAGTGGCATCGCCCTCATATTCAGTCTTGCCCTGCAAAATTGGTTGGGTTGTTAGCCCCATAATTTCAACGTCCTCCGCCCAGGCGTAGACATTAATCGTAACGCCTGAGGTTGTAGCACCATTAGCTGAGCGCAAGGCAGCATACTCTATACACTGCATTTTCCCCATATTCAAGAAATCTTGATTACGTGTGGTATCGAGCCATGAATTAGGCCAAAGGAATGGTAAAACCATTTCAGCAGAAGTCATATTTTGAGGCTCTAACCAGACACCAGGCGTCTGGGAAAACAAGACTTGATCTGCGGCTGATAGATAATCAGAACGCATATCGGGCAGTGGAAAGTATGATGCTCTAACTGATCCATACAAAAATTGAGTGCCATTAATCAAAAATTTTACGCGCAGTTTGCACCGCAAGCGTGCGAAATTTGATAACTTGCCCTTAATATTCGCGTTGGAAAAGAAAAGAGCCCAGGGACTAAAATTTGCAGAAAATGCAGTGCCCTCCGACCACGTGGCACGATAAATGCTAACAGGACGAGATAGCCACGAGCCCAATTGGGCCACAGGATCGTCCGTATCATCGAATTTGCCATAATGATCGGATGTAAGATCGTGAGCGGGCAATGCCCGCCCATCATCGAAAACTAAATTTTCTGCGGTCACATGTTCAGATGTACCATCCGTGGTAACATCTTCAGTGAGACCTTGTAGAGAGCTATTTATAGTCGATACTGGCTCTCTCTGGCAGTCCAGTACCTCCTTTTTGGGTGTTATAATATTGTTAATAGTAAGTCGAAATGGTTATCTATTACTAGCTGACTCAAACTAGCAATAAACCTGTGTATTAGCGGGTCAGCTACGCATCCCTAAATAGGGACTTTGGGGAACGCCCTTGCGAACCTCGCCCACCTCTCTTCACAGAAAATTATACACATTATTTCTGTTAGATAACTAGGTGGTTACGCGTGAATTTGGTTTATTAGGACATCTCACGACAGCCCGTGCAGCACTGAGGGCACCCATTATGGATGCAACCCGGAGCAGCTTCTTGATGATTTTTAACGAGATCATCGAACTCGGGCCAATCTCGCAGCATATATGGCCGCAAATCCAATTCATCTAGAACTTCCGTGAAACATGTTTTCTTAGCCAAGAATATGTCTCTACCATAGTAGAAGTATTCACGTATGGCTGATTGCATCGCTTCCACAGCTTGTGCTTCTGCACATAATTCAGTACTCGGAATACACATTGTCAACATCTTTGCTATGGATTCTTCATCCAATTTCGCTACATACTGCTGTAAAGATTCATTCCATACCCACATTCGCTTCAGGAAAGAAACTTCCGAAATGTGTACGAAGGGTACAGATTTAGCATCTTTATCAGGCATAGTATACACTACCCCTATGGTGGCTAAAATATTGGCAATCGAGGTGTGGTTGAAATGTGCTTTTTCTGGATGAACACCCATAGCATTGTCATCACCATAGGTCATCAACTTGACCCATTTCTTAAACTCACTTAAGCATTCTCCAGAGTGCTTCCAGCAATAACGCATGTACATCGAGTTAACCAGACTATTGATTATAACCGTCAGAGGATGGCCTGATGGGTTTGAGCCCAAGAATTGGACTAAATCACCATGAAAGTTGCAATAGGCGTAAGCCATATCATACCCCATGGTCCGAATGACGATCAAATCAGTCTCCTCCCAACCAGCGGCTAGGAGAATTAAGGCTAAAATTCGAAAAGCGCCTAGAATCCATACAGCACCCATCTTCTTATCGAATTTACTATAATCACCTGCCACCATATGTCCTACACCAAAGGTGGTTAGGTAGTGGTATAATTCGCACCATTCAACTGATGTTGCATTTGTACCCGGTGCACATTCAAAAATAGTGCGATTTTTCTGGATTACACGGACAGTCGTTAAAAGATATTTTCGTACCACGAATGCCCAATCTGCAGGTCCGCCGCAAAAGACTCTTGTCTTCCCCGCGCATATTTTACGGAGAGCTTGCGCTTCATCTTTTAGGTGGCCCATAAAGATGGGGCAGGTTCGTATTCCTTTGGAATATTTATCGATAATATCATCCACGCGTGAGTAGAAGGGTTCATCGAATTCTACATAATCCAACCAGATATCGTGCTCACCTTTCTTCTCCAAATAGTGAACTTTCTTCTTACACCAGGGGAAACCCATAGAAGTGTTACGTTTCATCTTATCAACGTACTTCACTCCAGGGAGTCCATTTAGTGTTGATTCATTATCCAATATAACCATCTCCATGAGATCATCCACAGATAGTTCCTGCAAAATCT